GTTCATGTGTTAGTGGCATACCAGATGCCTTGGCTTCTATGATAACTGTGTCTGGTTCCCAGTATTTATACTGTTTCAATGCTTCTTCTTTGAGTTCTGGGAAGTCCCACCGTCCTTTTTTCACGTCTAGTAGCAAAATTGCTGGTGCACTTAAGGCTTCTTCTGGATAAAACACGCACCAAGTAGTGATTGCCGAGTAATCTGCGGTTTCATTCTTAGAAAATGCCGTATCATAGCTTTGAATCACGTATTGCATGTTAGGAATCTGGTCTTTGTCCCACTTTTGCCACCATTCACGCTTTAAAATCGCTCCTTCTTCGGAAGTTGGGTTCTGTAGCCACTGTGCTGACCACTTTGAGACAGGTAAAGACGCTTTGATACTCTCTAATTCTTCAATACTCCAGAATTCTTTCCATAATGGGTTGCCTGTCTCTGGAAAAATGGCTGGAAACTCTACTACTTCCCATTTATCTGCCTTCGGGTCCGTCTGTGCAGCCAATAATCTACCTGTTAAGTCCTTGGTCGACCATCTAGTCATCACTACGACAATAGAACCGCCCGGTTGTAGACGTTGTCTTGGTCCAGAACTGTAATAATCCCAAGCATTGTCTAATGCTTTTGGTGAAAGTGCGTCTTGTTCCGAGTGAATATCATCTAAAACTAGCAAATCCGCACCACGTCCAGTTACTGCACCACCAATACCAGAGTAAAATGCCTCACCACCCTTGTTGGTTTCCCACCTTCCTGCTGATTTACTGTCTTGTTTCAGAGAAACATCAGGAAAAACCTGTTTGTATTCTTCTGAGTCAATAATGTCACGCACTTTTCTACCAAAACGAAAGGCTAGTTCTGCGGTGTGAGTGATTTGCATAAGCTTTAGCTTTGGATTTCTGCCAAGCAACCAACTAGGAAAGAAAGTAGAAGCAAATTCTGACTTTGTATGCCTTGGTGGCATGTTGACTATCAGTCTTTTTATCTTGCCATTGGCTACATCTTCTAGTTTTTGAGCAAATATCTTGTGGTGTTCGCCTTCAATAAAATCAGACCACATGTGTTTGACATAACGAATGAAGTTATCTTTGCCTTCTCGTTGTAGTGTTTTGGAATCTAGTGCTTCTTTCAAAGCAAGAAACTTTTTAGCTGCGTCAGGATATTGTTCCGCTAGGGTTTCTAGGTCTATATCTAAGTCTTTACTCATTTTCTTTGCATTCTACTATATTTTTAGCCCACCAATAAAGCTCGTCTTCTTTCATTGTATGTTTCATTGTGTTTACTCTAAGACAAACTAGTTGAATGTTTGTTACTAAATACTCAACATCTGGGTCTATTCTATCAATAGAAACGTTTAAGTCTCTTCTGCCACTGCCGTCTTTATGAAAAGTCATAAACAATCCTGTCAAGGCACACCTACCTTTCTGTAGTTCCCATAATTCTAAAACATCTTCTAGTGTTATCTCCCAACCTTTTTTTGATTTTTCTTTTTTCATCCTTGCATGTTTGAGTTGACCAAACGAACGAGTTAGAAAATTTTGTGGAGTGGCACTTGCAGCTTTTCGTCGAGCTGTGTAGCGACAAGATACACATTTTTTACTTTGAGCTGGGAATGCTTCTACAGGAAGCTTTTGTTTACAGTCCGTACATTTTTTGGAACTAGAAATTTTTTTCTCCATCTGGGACTCCTGCGACTTATATTACATAAGGGGGGTCCTATACGCAAAGTTTTTGATACCAGAGTTTTTGTATATATCTTTACTTATATATGTCTGTATATGGATGTTATTCTTTTTGGGGGGGCTCCCCCCTCTGTTACTATCATAATCTAAGCGACAAGCCGTCAGTCGCTTCGCTCCTTTTGTTTGACGGCTTGTCGCTTAGATACCCCCCTTATTCCCCCCTGTTATATAAAAACAATCTTATATGAAAAGATATTCTAAAAACTTTATGAGATATACTTGCATATTTTGCATATATCTATATCATATACATATTGATTAACAACACAAAGAGGAAATATGAAAATAATCTTTAAATTAAAAACCAACGAAGGTTTAGAACTTCAAGGTTTTGAGAATGACTTACGCGAGTTAGTCATCAATGGGGTTGTCATTGTTTCAAATGGCAACATGGACACAACTCAAATGGAGGAAGTCATGGAGTTAGGTCAGTTAAATAATCTTAGACTTCCAAATGGAGATTTAAATTAATGGACACTAAATCTTTTCAAGATGCAATGGTGGGCAGTGCTTTAGGTAGCATTGCCCAACTTAACGAGAGAAACCTTAGACTTGTCAAAGCGTTTCTTGATAATCAACTTAAAATTACAGAGGAGGAAAAGGCGGAGTCTTAGGACTCCCCTTTTTTTATTATGGATAAACAATTTAAAAAACTTAGGAGTGACGCATTAGAAATCGTCATAGAAAATAAACAGTCAGATAATCCAAGCGACAAGATTAGTGAGATGTATGAGTTTTATCAAAATGTATCTCACGAGTTTTTATCAGCTAGTGAAAAACTAGATGAAAGTCGTTTTAAGATTGAAAGACTGATACTAGAAAACATAATTAAATTAGGAGAGTAATAATGGAAACTTACAAAATAGAAAAGGATATCCCAATCGAGAGCAAACAAGGCAAGATTAAATTTACTGCCGAGTGCATGAAGGTTGGCGATAGCGTACTTATGGAAAGTTATCCGAGGGCAGTGTCTTTGGCAAATGCTCTTAGAAATCTTAACAAACTACCCGCTTTAAAAATTCAACCGAATGGCAAGGTCCGAGTTTGGTACAAAGAGCCTAAGGTCTAATCATAAGAAAAGCGACGAGCCGACAAAGGACACGTTAGGAAAGAACTGTCGGCTCGTCGCTTTTCTGTCAACCCCTTTTTCCCCTTCCATTTTTATAAAAAATATCTTATAATCGTAATTCGATTAACAACAAAGAGGAATATATGAACATTTATATTATTCAACCTGACTTCAAGACTGTCGCTCAAGTAGAGGTAGGCAACGAGTTAGGCTTAGATAAAATCTATCAGCTTCTGTCCACTGACATTAAAGATGTCAACTGTATAGACGCGGTTAGAGATTATTCAAATCCTGATAACACTGATGTAATTTACATTGATGATGAGGGATTATTGATTGACGAAAACTATGCTTTTAGTTTTAACGACAACGCTTATTTTGGAAGAGGTATTGTTGTCGGCACTGATAACGAAGGGAATAACACTTCCCCAATCATGCCGATTGAATACTACATGCAAAGTATTCGATTGCCTAAGGGACCTCTTAAAACAGAGGAGTACCAACAACCCCCTATGTTTATCCCTATGGACTAAAGAATGATGTTGTTGTCAATCATGGAAAGGGAGGTCTTCGGACCTCCCTTTTTTATATCCAAAAAGGGCTTAATTTTTTTACACAGTCCGCTCCGCCCAGAAAAATCATAATAAAAGCGACGAGCCAACTCGTACCTCGTTGGCTCGTCGCTTTTAACCCCCACAAATCCCCCTTGCTTTTTTATGAGAATTATCTTAATATGAACATATGAATAACACAGTTAGCTTTATGACCTACCAAGATGTCAAAAGGATTAATCAAAGGTCCATTGACGAAGGTAGGAATAGAACGATTACTGACGAGTTCTTTGAGGACTTTTCCGAAGATACTTTGTTCCCAGTCATTATGGACTTTGTTCACAATGATACTGAAATGAGAGTACAGTTATCTTTCGGAAGCGGTAGTGTGTTCTTAGATATGGGCTTCGACGATTACGCCGAAGGAGTGCAACAACAAAACTTAGGAGAGGTGATGTCATGATTACGAGGAAGTAATTTTCCCAACAAGTCCTAAGTTCTTAACCTTTAACCTTAGGCAAAGGGACGACAGCAGAGATGTTAGTCGTCCCTTTTTTTATCCCCAGCGTTTTTCCCCGTCACCTTGGTGGGCTGAACAATCATAATAAAAGCGACGAGCCAACACTCGTACCTCGTTCTGCCGTGGCTCGTCGCTTTTATCAACCCCTTTTTTCCCCTTTTTCCCCTTGACTTTTTTATGGGACCTGTGCCATAATTAATTATTGATTAACAAACAACGAGGTAAAAAAAATGGAAGAAGAATACACTCACACAATTTGGATAGAATGTGTGGACCAATATCAAGCAGATTTAGTTCTTAAAGTTTTGAAGGAAAATTTAACTGCTGACTACTATGAGAGCTTAAGAAAGGGAATTCACTTCAATGATAATTAAATAGTCCCAAAAAAGTCCTAAGTTCTTTCCTTTTTTAATACTTAGGCGAAGGGCGACAACAGAAATGTAGTCGCCCTTTTTTTACGCCCAGCGTTTTACACGTATCTGCGTAGCGGTAAATAATCATAATAAAAGCGACGAGCCTGACGGCTCGTCGCTTTTATGTCAACCCCTTTTTCCCCTTGCTTTTTTATGGGACCTGTGCCATAATCCTTATGTGGTAGTAATTAATTCAGGAGGCTTTAGCTGTGCAGGGAATTACTTTAAATACTGAAACTCTTAAATGTCAGAGCCACAAAAGAAATAAATAGGAGAAATATAATGCCCTTATCAAGAAAGTATTATATAAAGTTCGCCAATTTATTTGCTGAACACAACAGAGGTGTTTCTGCAGAGTTTCGAAAAGATTTCGAAAATCTATTGAAGACGGATAACCCCAAATTTAATAGAGAAAGATTTGCAGACCACATCAGTAAAAATTCACGCGAATAAACTTCAGAGCTTGTTAATCATAAAGCCCGAATGGCTTCAGTCATTCGGGCTTTTTTTCGTCCTGAAGCCCTGAAGCCATCTGGCTTCGGTGTGGTAAAAAAATCAACAGTGAAGCGACAAGCCAACCCCCCGTCAATCCCCCCAATAATTTTTAATCCTTTGACCAACGTCAGCGAACGAAGAACAGAGATACTTGGACGAAAGACCTTCGTCCAAAAGATTTTCTAGCTCGGACGAAGGAACTAGATAGAGCTGAGATTTTTTGGAGGTTGATTGGACGAGGGACGAAATCAGGATAAAACACGGCGAGTTTTTACGCTGTAAATGGAAAGCGATTTGATGTGGCGAGATGTTTGGTTTATTACTTTTTATTACTTTTAATTCAACAGTAAAGAGTTGCCCATTTTTAGTTGTACCCAACAAGTCGGGAACGCCCTGAGAAGCCCAAGACTCAAGGCGTAGCCATTGAAATTCTTTAAGATTTTTCTTGACTTGTTGCCAAAAATTACTCTCATTTTTTGCCATGTAATAAGAAGTATATATTACTGTTAAAAATAAAGTTGCTTTTATGAGATATTTTTGGTATTTTATATATTATTAACTAACGCTATCAAAGGAGAAAACATGACAGCAAGAAGTAAAACAATAGTAGAAGGTAATGAATTCTACACAAATGAGTACGAAACCCTAACAGTAAATCAAAAGGAAGCAGAAACTTTCCAAGATTGGATTTACGAAAACATGACTGCTCTTTACGAACTAAAACTCAATTACGAAATACACCCAATGAGGAATGGTACATTCACAATAAATTGGTGGGGAAGTGAGTTTGCTAGTATCGAAGACATCTTAAATGGGGAGATAGAACTATGAGCCACGC